AATGATTTACTAAACGAAACAGCAGCTGCTCCTGCTATTCAGCAAGAATGGCCAACCATGGATTTTAAAAGTGAAATGGCACAAGCGTTCGGCGGTATGAGATCAGCTGGCATGGATATGTCATATTCTACTCCAGCTATAGCTCCTATGCAAGATATTAATGGTGCACCTGTCAATATTAATAATGAAAAGGTAGCTACAGTTGTTAATGCTATGACGAAAGATTATTCTGCATTAATGAAAGCAATTGATAAGAAGAAAGGCACATATTAATGTCTAATAGACCGATATATAGATATCAGCCGATCAATTTATTCCCGGATCGTACTATCGGTATTAAACTACCGTTCAACCGTGCAGCAGATGGTAAAAGTAGTACATCTACGTATGATTCGGCAGCTATCAATGGCGGCACGTTATTCAATATGTCAAAAACTACAGAAGAACAGTCGACTAGTAATTTAATTAATTTAGTCATGACTGAAGTAGGTGAGAGATATATGCAGCCAGAGTTTGGAACTACGTTACGCCATACACTATTTGAACAAAATACCGAAGACCTTGTTGATGCGGTTGATGATTCTTTACGTAGTGCTATTGCACGTTGGGTGCCATACATTGAATTATTAGATTTAATTATTAGCCGTAATATTGATCAACATATATTTTCAGTAAAGATTGTATATAGGATTACTAATTTTCCGGCAGAACGTGTTATCAATGTACTGTTATCTGAGAATACTATACAAGTTATTCCTATAAATAATAATGATATTACGCCGTTAGTATTAACTCAAGTTGGGAGCTTTTAATGGAATTAGTTAAAAAGGATGTAAAGTATTTAAATAAAGATTTTGCACAGTTTAGACAAAATCTTATAAATTTTACACGCCAGTATTTTCCTAATACATATAGTGATTTTAATGAATCATCTCCAGGTATGATGTTTATTGAAATGGCATCATATGTAGGTGATGTATTATCATATTATACAGATCAATCGTTTAGAGAATCGTTACTTAAAACTGCGCATGAAGATGCTAATGTTTTAATACTATCTCAATTATTTGGATATAAACCAAAGTTAAATTCGCCAGCTACAGTAACTGTTGAAGTGTATCAGTTAGTACCGGCTATAGGCAGCGGCGTAAATGCACAACCTGATTATCGATACGCATTATCTATTAAAGCTGGAATGCAGTTAAGTACATCGACGGGTAATATTAACTTTCGTACAGTAGAGCCTATAGATTTTAGTACTAATACAACAACTGATCCGACTGAAGTATCTGTATATGAATTAGATAATAACGGTAACGTTTTATTTTATCTGTTAAAAAAATATGTTAGTGCTGTTAGCGGCGAAGTTATTACAGCTGATTTTACATTCGGAGATCCTAAAGCATATGATAAAATAACATTACCAGAAACTAATGTATTAGATATTATTGATATAGTTGATAGCGAAGGAAATTCATGGTATCAAACAGATTATCTAGCACAAGATACAGTATTCGAAGATATTGCGAATATACCATACAATGATCCAGACTTAGCTGTATATAGAAGTACAGTGCCGTATATTTTAAAACTACGTAAAACACCTCGTAGATTTGTGACTCGGGTACGTAGTGATTATCGAACTGAAATTCAATTCGGATCGGGTATTAGTTCAGATGCCGATGAAGAAATTATTCCTAATCCAAAGAATGTAGGATTGGGATTAGAGTATTTAGAACGTACTACTAATTCAAACATTGATCCTAGTAACTTTTTATATACTAGTACATATGGGTTAGTTCCTTATAATACGACGTTAACAGTACGTTACAGTATAGGCGGAGGAATTTCTGATAATATATCTTCAAATACGCTTACAGTAATTGATTCGATAGAATATACATCAGAGATTAACAATGTCGACTTGACATTTGTAAAATCTTCTGTAGCTGTAAATAATGCTCTTCCGGGAGTTGGTGGTAAGGCACGTGATGAACAAGAGAGCATCCGACAAAATGCTATGGCATCATTTGCAGCACAGAATAGAGCTATTACACGAGAAGATTATATTGTACGTTGCTATTCAATGCCGGCAAAGTATGGATCGGTAGCTAAAGCTTATGTTGTAGCTGATTCACAAGTTAACGCTTACGATGTTACATATCCACGTGAAACTATTCCAAATCCATTGGCATTAAATGTATATGTATTGTCATATGATTCTAATAAAAATTTAGTACCAGGTAATACAGCGTTATTGGAAAATTTACGTACGTATTTATCTAATTACCGTATGTTAACTGACGGTATTAATTTAAAGACTGCATTTATTGTTAATTTAGGTATTGAATTTGAAGTTATTCCTAAACCTAATTATAATAGTAATGAAGTAATATTACAATGCATTGACCGACTTAAAACTTTATTTGATAATGACCGTATGCAAATTAATGGATCAATTAATATCTCAAATATTATAAGTGAGCTGGATAGATTAGAGGGAGTTCAAAGTATTCCTAAATTAGAATTTACTAATTTATATGACACTAATGCCGGGTATTCTGGAAATGTATATAACATTGATTTAGCTACTAGAAATGGAATATTATATCCTAGTCTAGATCCGTGTATTTTTGAAATTAAATACCCTGATAGTGATATTAAGGGTAGAGCAATTAGACCTTAAGGAAGTGTACTATGTATCAATTTTATTATGTAGATAAAGATGCTACAATATACGAACGTTTTACTGATCGTAATACTGGTATAGATTCTATTTTAGAATTAACTAAAATAGCATGTGGGTCTAGAGCTAGCGACAGTAGTGTGTATGCGAATACATATAATAGCCGTATATTATTAGATTTTAGCGGCCAGATATCAACATTATCAAATGCTATAGCAGCTGGTGAAATTCCTCCTATAGGTAACGGAATAGGCTCAGCATCAGTATATTTAAATTTACATGCATCGGATGCAACTGATTTACTTACCGCATATACATTAAAAGCTTATCCTGTATCAGAATCTTGGAGTAATGGCAATGGTAATTATAATGATATACCTTCCATTACAAATGGAGTATCATGGTATTATCGTACATCTGCAGATCTAGCTACTTATTGGAATACAGCTTCTGCTGCTAGTGCAAATGAATTTGGTATTACTAATACAATGGGAGGAGGTACATGGTTTACTGGATCTTCGTACGAAGCTAGTCAATCATTTAGCTTCCAGTCGCCTGACGTAAGAATGAACGTTACTGACATAGTGCGTCATTGGGTAAACAATGATATATCTAACTACGGGTTCATTGTTAAAAGACCTTATAGCGATGAAATTTCCGGTGAAATACTAGGCTCTTTAAAATTCTTTTCTCGAGAAACTAATACAATTTATGTACCTAAAATAGAAGTCGCATGGAATGATGTAAATTTATCAGGTACAGGCTCTGTTACAGAAGTATCTGGAGGCGAATTATATGTACCATATATAAAAAATCTGCGTGAATCGTACAAAGAAACAGATATTGCGACGTTACGTATCGGCGCTCGTCCAGAATACCCTTTAAAGAGTTATAGCAACACTGAATCGCATTATTTAACTAATTATAGATTACCGACTAGTAGTTACTATAGTGTTAAAGATGTTATAACGGAAGAGACAATTATACCGTACGATACCAACGCAACACAGATATCATGTGACACTAACGGTAATTATTTTAAATTACGATTAAGTACATTTATGCCAGAACGATATTATAAAATAGTTATTAAATCAATTCATGATACTAATAACGTGCAAATACATGATAATGGATATTATTTTAAAGTGATTAGATAATGCCTACAGCAGCTAATAATAATACAGTTAATAATAGATTTACGACTCGTCGTAATACTTATGAACACTATCCGCCTACAACAGGTACGTATACATATGATCAATTATCACATGTACAATATGATGCATTTGGACGTCCATTTTGGATTAGTCCAACTGGAACATCTGATATTGTAAACGCTATTCCTAGAGATGCTTCAAATGTATTAACTGTCGATGTACAACGTTCGGGTTCATATGCTAACTACTTGTTAGAAAAAACATATCCTAACGTTGATGAAGATATTTTAGATGATGTGTTGGATGAAGAATGGAGTTATTTTGGAGCTGAGTTAAACAGTAATTTAAACTTACCTGGTATTACTGGGGAGTTTATGGTACCGTACGAAATAAACCTACCGATTGACATACACGATGCGTATATACAAAATGGCCCGTCACGTATACGTGCGCGATTAGCCAACGGAGAAGATTCTGACACAGTTGTTCGAACAACATTTTGTGTATACTTTATCCAAAACGATCGTGCATACCCAATACCTAACTATAAAACATTAGAAGTAATGCTAGTAGAAAATGGTAAAACGTATAGTGATATAAAAGAAGCGTCTGTACGTGAAATGAACGAGTATGATATGTTCTTAGATGGTACATTTTTAGGCGATCAAACCGCTCAATCAGAAACAGATAGCTTAGAAGAATTTAATTTTCGTACAAAATTAGATCGTAGTACTGAATGGTCGTCACTTATAAGATATAAAAGTGGTTATAGGCCGGTAGCACCGTTTAAAAGAGATCCAGGAGATTATATAAAGCCTGAAGGATATACAGGTACAACTGAAAATAATCCGGATTTATATAATGCAGAAGATCCAAATGATATATACTTTGATACTGTATTTCAATCACAAACGTATAAAGAAAAATTACGTGAACGATTCGAAGGTAAAATGATTATATATAACTGGCCAGTACCTTATAATAATAATGATGCTTATGCAATCGGAGACCCTACTAATCCGTTAGATGATTTATCACGTAGATTACGTATAATGACACATGGGTATTGGAAACAAGTAGTCGATCCAGTAACAATACAATTATACGCAACTGCTAATGGTTATAATTTAGCAGAACTTCAGAGTAGTGCTAATGTACCGGCTGGGGATATATTAAACGGAGAAAATGGCCTAATTAATTTATTAGTCAAAGCAGGCGGCATTACAGTTATAACCGATCTTAGTTTTGTTTATGCTCCTGTATGGAATGATTTTCCGCATATCATTGATGTAGATGATGTAGAACCTAATGAGTATTTAGAGTATTTAGATTATTGGAGCAATGGCGGCAATATGTTTTCTGTTGCAGAGTTACAACCTTACGAACCACGTGGTAGTGTAGCATATTATCCTTTATCTCGTATTTTAATATTACAACAACAGTTAGCTGAACAATATCAAGTCGAGGGTGTTTTAGACCAAATTAATTTGGTTTGGTTGCAAGTAGCTACAAACTTTACATCTATAGAAAATATACTTAATTCTGTACCTGATAATATAACAGCGTATACAACTGCAGTATTAGGCCCAGGCGGCGACATTTATAAAGTATTAAATGCTTCAGATAAATGGAAGTTTGTTAAACGTAAGAGAAATGATGAGTTAAAAGTCTTAGACGACCGTGTAAGCTTACTAAAATTGTTAGAAAAGAATCCGGCAATATTTTGGAAATTTGATCGGTCCGAGGAAAATAAAATTGTATATATTTCGGAATGGGGACGTACTATTGAAAAGGATAGATTACGTGATCTTAAAGATTCGAATGCCGGTGAGTGGGCATCGTCTGCTGCACCTGCTGTTGCTGGATTATTTGCCGGAGTAGGCGGAACAGCAGCAATAATTGCTACACCATATACGATTGTAACTAGCGTCGGCGTTTCATTAGCCGGCATTGCAGGTGTAGGTGCAGGAGCGGCTGCAGTTGCAACTGTATCCGGAGTTGGTTTGTTAGTGGTAGCTGGCGCAGCCGTGCTATGGGGAGGATTGCAAACTATTATGGGTGAGGCTTTAGATGATAAATTTGAATTGCCACGTAATAAATTCATATACCCGTCATCTGGAGATCGTATGTCGTCATTAATGAATGAGTCATATACCGATGCTATGATTTTAAATCAAACTGGTCCAGTTGTGAATCAATTATATGCAAATGCAATAGTAGCAGATGAACTAATTGTTTCTTTAAGAACTGCGGCCGTTGATATTAGGAATATATTAAATGAATTAAATACGCGTATTGCAAATGCCGAAGGTGTTGATGAATTTAGTGTAATACTATCAGATTTAATAACAATACAGGAAGTGATAGATAGTTATAATAGTATAGCGATGCCAGCAATTACATCTGCTAAATTAGTTGTTGATACGTATGCAAAACAACAAATGCAAAAATATTATACAGCGGTTGAATATGTACGACAAAAAGTATATAACGAAGTATCAGTAAATAATACACGTGGGATACAATGGCCTGACTCAGCACGTATAATTGTGAATAAATATTTGCCAGGAAAAACGTTTGATAACTATATACCTTAATTAACATGTTAGAAAGATTTTCGAATAAAGATTACATATTATCGACGAAAGGCGCGGTAAGAGCAATAACTTGGAAACAAGATGATATTGCACAAATGCAGGTAGGTACACAAGTTATTTTCCCAGAAGAAACTCCTACCGTTGAATTACATTTATATTCAGGGGGTGGACGATATATTAACGGTGGAGTTACATCTGCATTTCGATTTGCTAATAATACTATATCTATAGATTACGCAGAATTTTTTAATACAGTCGATATTCAGCACGGATATTACGAAGTAGTATCAAATATATATCGTAATTTATTAGGAGATGAGCTTAATCAAGTTATACAAGTTAAAGAAATATCTCCGGATAGACGTGAAATTATTGTACGTTTAGTTCCATTGACACCTGATCAGGTACCTATATACGGCGGAGCTGTAACAAACTATTTATCTAACATTGAATCGGCATTCGAACGTGATTTAGCTGTAAATTTTGGAAAAAATCGAATTGTTAAAATTATTAATCAACGCGATTATTCAATAATAAATACGTTAGAACCTGATACAATTGCGTTTCGTTTATATCAACCATTGCCGGCTGATATTAACTTGACAGATACATTATGGGTGATTGAAGAACTATCTGATTCGTATACGGATAATGTTAACGTTACTATAACTCCTGAAGATAATGTTGTAAATCTATTACGTGGCCCTAACTTTGAACTAGAAGATGATTATAATACGTCAACAGAAACAGATTTTAAAACATGGAATGATCTTTTAGGTACGAATTTATCTACATCACAACAAATTATAGATAGATACTTTTCAGGGTCACTAAGTGGTGTTGAATTAAATATTGATTATACCGCATTTGATAATTTTGTATTTTATTCATCAGCATATGAACGATTAGCTAATTTTAAATACAAGTTAGAATTAATTGAATATTATGATAATCAATTAACTACATTAAATACTGCTATTGGTACAGATGACGGCGCATTACAAAATAATATTTCATTAAATCGACAACGTAAAGACAATGTAATCGGTAGTTTTGATGGATTTGAACGTTGGTTATATAATGAACCTACCGCTAGTTTATCGACACATGGTATATCAGGAAGTTATATCGGAGCCGATGGATATGCAATAACACCATGGCCAAAATATCTTTCGGCTAGTGTTTATTATCCGTACACTACGACAACGACTATTGCTACTAACTGGTATGAAGGTTTTAGTGCAACAGCTTCGTTATATGACAATGAAAATAGTAACGCATTAATAAAAACAATACCAGAACATATTCGTAACGATGCTAATAATAGTGAATATGAATTATTTGTTAATATGATAGGGCATCACTTTGATATTCTATATACATACATTAATTCATTAACAAACACTTATAAGCCGGAGGAAAATCCTAAATTAGGTAGCAGTCGTGAAATTTTATATAATGTAGCTGAAAGCTTAGGATGGAAATTAACTAATGGAAATCAAGCTACTGCATTATGGCAATATAAATTAGGCGTTAATAATTCTGGTTCGTACCAAAGTACCGGTAGTTTGTTTAGTAAATCAAACGAAGATATTACTACTGAGGTATGGCGTCGTATTGTAAATAACTTGCCGTACTTATTAAAGACTAAAGGCACTTCTAGAAGTGTTAAAGCTTTAATGAATGCATATGGTATTCCACAAACGTTGCTGTCTATTAGAGAGTATGGTGGTCCGCTAGCGGAAAATGATGCTCCGTCCTTAATCGAAGATCGATTTGCATACGCTCTTCGATTGACAGGCGAAAGTCAAATTTCTGCGCATATGCATCATATTTCATCAAGTAATGGCGTATGGGGTATTCAACGTGGTGTTATTCCGATAATGACACATGAAATAAGATTTAAACCTAGTGTAACACAATCCATGTTATTAATGTCGTATACACAAGAAAATACGACTACAGATTATGCAGATCCATTATATTATGATACTGGATATACTATTACAAATACAAGTAATGGATCAAATGTATGGCATGTAGCTTTAGAACATACCGCATCTTATTCTGGTTCTGGTAATTATGGACGTGTACATTTTATAATGGCACAAGGTAGCGCTTCAATAGTTGAACCGTTAATTGCTACTACAGAATGGGTGCCTATTTATGACAATGATTGGTGGAATTTGCGATTGCAATTTGTAACAGCCGGATCGCATTATAATTCTGGTTCTAATACTAATACAACTTATACTATACAAGTACAGAAAAAATCTGACTTTGTTAATGCTAAAGTAGTACATGCTGTATCTGCGTCAGCGACGCCAGGTACCGGAAGTCATTTCCAATATTGGTGTAGTCCTACACCTTCATATATTCTTAACATTGGAGGAAATTCGGGTTCTATAAGTGATACGGATGCATTAGGTATAAATGGGTATTTAACTGCTTCATTGAACATAAATAGTATACCTTCTATGTTTAATGGCAATTTACAAGAATATAGATCTTGGCTAGAAACTGTATCTGATTTAGCGTTTCATGATCATACGATTAATCCAACTAGTTATGCATCAGGATTATCGCCATCAAGTAGTTTTGATACATTAGTACGTCATTTTACTTTAGGATCTGAAACTAAAGCTTATGACTTAAGTAATGTAAATAGCGTTATTTCTAGTAGTCATCCAAATCAAAGTATATCAAATTTTGGTACTAGTACATTACCGTTTGAAACAACGGCGAGTTTACAAGGATTTAAAATACCGAGTAATTTACAACGTGGTAATTTTGATGTAGTTGAAGAAACGTATTATGTACCAGGCACATCATTGGGCGGTAATAATTTTTATTCTCAGAAAATACGTTTAGATGACAATTCTTTGATTCGTAGATTATCTCCAATTACAACAGGAGAACGTTCTAGATATGATTTATATCCTGTAGATAGTAATAAACTTGGAATGTTTTATAGTCATGCCGATCAAGTTAATAAAGATATATTTAATCATATCGGACGTGTTGAGATCGATGATTATATCGGCGATCCGGATGATGAATTCGAATATTCATATCCTGACTTAATTGCATTTTCGAAACAATACTGGAAGAAATTTTCTAACAGAAACGATGTCAATGCTTATATAAGAATATTTAGTCAATTTGATTTTTCATTATTTAATCAGATTAAACAATTATTACCAGAACGTGCTGATTATGTATATGGATTATTAATTGAGCCACATGCACTAGAACGTGCTAAAGTATCAACTTATAGAGGTATTAGTTACGAAAAAGAAATGTATGACATGTATTTGTCTAGTTCTATAACTTCACTTACTTCAGATTATTTTCCTGAGTACTCAGGTATTATATCTAGTTCTGCAACACCAGTAACTGGAGAAGCATATACTGAACGTATAATGAATATACAAATTATACCTTCGCAGTCTATACAAGAAGAGCCAACCGGATCAATAATTGATGTATGTCGTCCGAGTTATATCTATCAAGAAATTGTATATCATTATTCGGGTAGTAGTACTTACGGCGATCCGGTCCGTAGAAATTGGGATCATGCGATGAGTCAATCTATGGGATTATATTATAGTGAAAGTTTACAACGTGCATGTTACCGCGATGACTTTTATTCTAACATAGAAAATTTATATTATGAAGGATGTAGAATTACAGGGCCGGATATTAATATACCTTCTAATCTATCGATAGGATATACTCCGGTAGTTGAAGTATACGAAACAAATCCAAATCAATTAGTTTATTCAAATACGCCGACATCTATAACACCTGGTAGATCGGGTGGTAGTAGACAGCCTGGCAATATAATTGTTCGATAATTTTAATGATATACATATTTATTAAAAAATAAGGAATTTTATGGGATATTTAGATAATAGTTCGATTACAGTAGATGCAATTCTAACTAAAAAAGGTAGAGAATTGTTAGCTCGCGGACAGAACGAATTTGTAATTACGCAATTTGCTTTAGCAGATGATGAAATCGATTACGGATTATACAATACAGAACATCCGTTAGGTACTGCTTATTACGGAGCTGCTATTGAAAATATGCCAATTGTAGAAGCTTTGCCTGATGAGACATTAATGTTAAAATACAAGTTAGTGACATTGCCACGTGGTACTGTTAGAATACCTGTTATATCCGTTGCTCAAACAGATGTAACAATTGATTCGGGTCAATCATTTACAATTCAACCACAAACCGTTAATTTCTCAGGCGGAAATTCTCAATACGGTTATACTGCAATTTTATCTGACTCGGATGCTGGAACGTTATATGCATCACAACAAGCGCCTCTCCAAACCGGAGCTACAGTACCGCAGTATATTGGAGATAATGAAGCTGCACAAAGTGTAACTATTACTGGTCAAGTTTTCCAGTTTACAGGAGCTTCACAGTTACTTCAAGATAAACAAGCAACAATATTAATTATTGGCAATGAAACAGGTGGACGTGTTACTGTAAATGTAACAATTCGTCAATTGCAAGTTGCAACTACACCAGGTGCACCTAACGTAGGATAATAGGAAATAAAAGGAATATAGAAAATGGGCTTTATACCTAGACCAACAACGACTACAACAACGACAGCTACAGCTGGCAGAACAACTCCGACTACTGCAGTGGATAGTTTCGGTAATCCAGTATCAATGGCACCTGCAAGACCTCGTCCACCGCGTGGAGGACGTATTTTTACTGCATTTGATGTTAATGATGATATTTTACCTAATAATCAAGATACAATAACTAAAGGATTATTTTCATATAATTCCGGAAGTTTATTATATTTTTATACTTCATCTACAGCTACTAGTATACAAAATACTTATTATAAGGAAGTTTTTTCTAGTAACGGCGCTAACTCTGTAATCGGAACAGAACCACAGTTGTCTATCGCATATGGAAACTATGCTGGGTCTGGTTCGTTAGATTTAACAGGTAATCTTAATAATGATACGCCTTCAAGAGCTATTTATGCACAATGGGCACAATTATTACTAGATCCGACAGATTCACAATTTTCTATTAATGGTACTATCACAGATAGTATCTATGTATTAAATTTTAATCGTGCACGTTGGAGAGAAAAAATTGACCCAGGTAACTTAGAAATTAACTTAGCATACCTATCAGGATCATTTTATGCAAATAATGTACATACCGGATCGAATGTTAAAGTAGATGGCACCGGCCGAGTTTTAAGATTGATTGATAACTCGTCTGTATATACTGGTACTATTGGTGAGAATGGTAGAGTATATGATATTGTATCAGGTACTATCGATGGTGGCACTTCGATTTATAATTCATCTGCCCCTCAATACTTTGGTTTGTTTTATCCTGACTGTGGTGTAGTTGTATTAGACGCCAATCGTTTAAATTTATCTGCATCATTTAATACAGTTACCGGATCACAAGTACAGGGTGATAATGCAATGAAATTATTTACATCGGTATCTGGTTCTGCTGTATTATCAGCTGGCGCTAATACATATGGATTGCAAGCTCGTTCAGCTGAAAATGTTAAGTCTACTTATTATTTTGTACGTGTTAAAAATGCGGAGTATAATTATTCAAATAATCCGTCATTTGTAACTGGTTCATACGGTGATTTACGTTATGCAACTTTTTATAACGATCCTCAAGTATATATTACTACTATAGGTCTTTATAACGATAATAAAGAATTATTAGCTGTAGCTAAATTAAGTAAGCCAGTATTAAAATCATTTACTAGAGAAGCACTTATCAAAGTTAAATTAGACTTTTAATAAAATGATATGTCAGCTACACCATCAGTATTTAGACCAGTCAGATATAGCGACGTACATGTACGGCCGTTTAAGGCATATAAAAACTATTATGTATCAAATATTTCACAACCTAATGCAACGTTAGCAGAAACAGCTTCTGGTTATTACCTTCGTTCTGCGGTACATAATACATGGGAAATTGATGTTGATGATCCATCTACGATTCGTTTACTTAACAGTGACGGGTCTGATCAGAATATTGAATGGCGTAGTTTAGACCATCGTTTTTATCGTTATCCATATGATTGGGCTAGATCCAGTGAATTAACCGACGTTACAAAGAATTACAAGTTTTTATTTTATTCAGCGTCGACAGTGGCTATTCCGTATTTAGACGCTGGTGAACGTGTAAAGCCGGGCAGTGTAACTTTATCAGGTTCAATTAAAAATCAACAAATACTTTTACTAGACGACTCTAATGGTAGTTTACGAGATCCATTAATACCAACTGGTTCATTTGCTTCATCTAGTTATTTACGTATGTATTATACATTTAATAATGCTTTTCGTAAATTTAATACGAATGTTGGTTTAATTGACTCTGGTAGTCTAACATTTCAACGACAAAAAACAAATGTTGATAGTGTAGTACGTAATGTAGAAATACAGCCCGGAGTGACATTAATTAATGGTACATCAACTGTTCATGATTCTGGCTTATCCGGTTACTTTAACGGCTCTAGTTATATACGCTTAGCTAATGATACTATATATAATAGATTCAATCATTGCGATAGATGGTCAATATCTTTTTGGATTAATCCAGATTCTGCATCATTAAACAGTACAACAACGCCTGGTGTTATATTATCGAAAGGAGCAGTTGTACGACAATTACAACCTGTACCCAATAGTAATAATACCGGAACAGTTATAGGATATGCTGATACTATTTATAATAGACCCAATCAGTTAACTGAAGCTTGGACATCGTACAAAACTCCGTTTGAAATTTGTGTTGGCACTCCTTTAACAGCATATTATGTAACAAGCGGATATGTGTCTGCTAGTTATGTAGAAACATTAGGAGTAGCTCCATCGTTAAAATTTATTGCTAGCGACGGAAGTAATTCAACAGAACTGTATGCTACTATATCCGGTTCTGTTTGGCAACATTTTGCTATTGTATATGACGGTAATAGTGTTACCATATATCGCGATGGTGTGGCTGCTGCAAATGGACAAATGCCGGTTAATTCAACAGTAAACGCGGCTGATATTATAATAGGCGCTACTGATACTGCATACCGTTACGGTTATAAAGGTAATTTAGCTGAATTACGTTTTTATGATTATACATTAGATAACACTGCTATTCAGTCATTAGCTAATAGACATTATTTATCAGGTTCATTATATCAAACTAATGTAGCTGGTAACGTATTTTATAGAAATGAACAAGTTGTTATAACATCTCCGATGGCAAAATATAATTCTGGTTCTGGATTTTTTAATGGCACATGGAATTTACGATATAAAGGACAACGTACTATTTATGAAAATGAAGTAATGGTACGTGTGCCTGCAGATGTTATGAATGTTAGTACTAACCCTTCAGCTACGTTTAGAATGGGTAGTGGACAAGATAATAATTGTAATACAGCGGGGCCGAACAATGGAGCTGAACGTTATAACGAACCAGGGGAATATCGTTTAACGGGCTTTGTATCTGGAAGTATATTACCTTACATCACCACTGTTGGATTATATAACAATCGAGGACAATTATTAGCGGTGGGTAAATTAGCGCAAGCAGTACAAAAGCGCAATGATGTTCCAACTAATATAATTCTTCGTTGGGATTATTAATCGTTATATTTATATAAAAGGAATAAGTTATGGCATGGAATGTAAAATCTAAAATACGATCGAACGCTATTAAATACGGATACCGATCAGGGTTCGAGCATAAAATATCTGAACAGTTAGAAGAATTAAAGATCGATCCTAAGTATGAACAAACAGTTGTTAAGTATACAATACCAGAACGCCAGTCTAAATATACAGTTGATTTCACATTACCTAATGGTATTTTAGTTGAAACGAAAGGGCGATGGACTACCGAGGACCGTAAAAAACATATATTAGTTAAAGAACAACATCCAGAGCTCGATATACGTATTGTCTTTCAAAGCCCTAAAACCAAGATACGTAAAGGCTCAAAAACTTCGTATGCAGACTTTTGTGACAAGCATGGAATTCAGTGGGCAGAAAAAAAGATTCCGGAAAGTTGGCTAATCTCTTGATCTTATGAGATTTTTTTAATAAATTCATATTAATAAATTTTTATGAAAGTTATTGAATAAAACAATGTTATATAATAACGTTGCTAATTATATAATGTTATAATATTATAA